ATGAAAAAATTATGCCCTATTTGCGGAAAACTCCATGACTTAGGTGAGACATGTAAACCATACGTTAGGAGTGCTGACGCACTTACAGAACAGAGAAGCTTTAGAAACTCTACAGCATGGAAGAAGAAGCGAGAAGAAATCAAGGAACGAGATAAGTATCTTTGCTTGTATTGTCTTATGGTGGAGAAGAACTTGACCAGAGAAAACTTGGAAGTTCATCACATTGTAAAGATTAAGTACAACAAAGAAGGGCGCCTGTCCAATGATAATCTGGTGACTCTTTGTAGGTATCATCATGAGCAGGCAGAGAAAAATATAATCAGCAAAGAGGAACTGTTTGCATTAGTTGATAAGGTGGAGCGTGGTGGAGGGATACCCCCCCTGGGGTCAAAACGATAACAATTATTAAAAATTAAGCACCGACGCCCCACCTTTCTTCACAAAGATTATTTTTTTAGGGGGATTTTGTGGAAATAGGATAGGATTCAGGATATAATAACTATTAAAAAATAACTAAATAGTGCTGAAAGCGAGGGATTAGAATGAAATTCTATCAAAAAGCATGGTTTTTGTATCTGTGTCTGTTCCTTATACCGCCTGTGGGGATTATATTGCTGTGGATTGTTCATAAGGACATGAATAAAACGAAAAAAATAATCCTTACGGTCGTATTCTGCATTTGGACGGCTATTGCATTAGTTCTTGGAGGAGGCAATCGACAAACTTCTGATACGGTTACTGCCTCCCAAGCCGAATCAGAACCAGAGTCATTAGGCCAAGAAGAAAAGGCCGAAGATGATGGAAAGGTGCCAACAGAAGTAGACATATCCTGTAGAGCATTAGCGAACATCTTTATTTCGAAGGTGGTGAAAGAAAAGTTTCACTTTACACGTTTTAGTATTACCAATTTTTCTTTGGATGAGAGCGGTGATGGCACTATCGAAGCGCTTTATTTTCCGGAAAATGCTGGAACGGAGGGGAATACAAAAGTCAATTTTACATTCAGCAAGATTGGAAAGAAATATACTATAACTTATGCCCTGCTTGCAGGTAGCTATGAAGTGGATCTGGATGCAATAATTCCGGAATATAAGAGTATTGATAGTTAGATTGTTTTAAAAGCGCCCTTAGGGGTGCTTTTTTGATGGGAGAGAACATGAAAAAACAAAACTTAAAACAACAAGCAGAAGAGATTATTCGTCTTGCCGAGGAAAGTGGAGTACAATCGCATTATTTCTTCCTTACGACCTTCGAGCGGTATCAAGTGCAACTGGGAATCTTGGCCGATTTGGAGAGGACAATAAAGGAGGACGGCTCCTTGGTTACCAAGGAATATGTGAAGGGTAGAGAAAACATCTACACGCATCCTGCAGTGTCTGAATACAATAGAACCACAGATTCGGCCAATAGAACTGCACAGACTCTTATGAAAATTATCAAAGATTTAGGAAAAGGAAAGGATGACGAAGAGGAAGAAGACCCACTTATGAAGTTGTTAAATGGTGGTGATAATGAATGACGGAAAACAAAGCGTATCTGTACTGCAAGAAGGCAGTCAAAGAGAACACTACCCCTAAGTTTGTTAAGCTGCAGATGAAGGATTTCATGCGGATATGCGAAGGAAAGAATAAAAAGTATAAGATCAGTGAGAAGAAACTAAAGCAGCTTAATGGACTTCTCAAACTCTTGAATATGCCTAAAGGATTAAAGGCCGGCGTACCTCTTGCAGAATGCACTTGTGGGTATCAATGGCTTTTTTATATTGCTATTTTCTGCGTTGTTTACAGGAATAACGAGGAAAAAAGGCGGTATGAAACCGGGCTTTTGGAGATATGTCGTAAGAATTTTAAGACTTACACGGTGGCAACAATCTTTATTTTGTTGCTTCTTACTGAACCGCAGTTCTCCAAGTTCTTTAGCGTGGCACCGGATGGTAGCTTATCAAGAGAGATAAGGGAGGCGATTTCGGAGACTTTGCGTTCTTCTCCCTTGGTGTACTCCTATAAAGGCAAGAACAGATTCAAGATTTTGCGGGATTATATTAGCTTTAAGCCTTTTAACTCGGTTTATACACCTCTTTCCTTTTCCACAAGCAGAATGGATGGCCGTCTGCCTAATGCCTTCTGTGCGGATGAGGTGGGAGCACTGCCTACAATTTATCCTTTGGAGGCCATGCGTTCTGGCCAACTTAACATCTTGAATAAGTTGGGATTTGTTATTTCTACAAAGTACCCGACAATAGATAATCCTTTTGAGGAAGAGGTTAGCTATTCAAAGAAAGTTCTAAATGGACTTGTTGAGGATGAAACTAGGTTTTCGCTCCTGTATGAGCCGGATAACACAAAGGACTGGGAAACAAATGACTTAATTTTAAAGCAAGCGAATCCGGTAGCCTTGGAGATTCCTGAGATATGGGAGGATTTGCTTAAGAAGCGTACAAGAGCAATAGCAACGGCAAAGGTAAGAGAAAACTTCGTTACTAAGCACTGCAACATCATCTACCAAGGTGTGGGGACAGAAAGCTATATAGATGTTAAAGATGTTCAAGCTTGCAGGGTGAACTCCATTGATTGGACTGGTAAAGAAGTCTATTTGGGACTGGACCTATCAGAGTCAAACGATAATACGTCTGTTTCCATGGTTGCGATAGAAAACGAGACAATTTTTGCTAAATCCTTTGCCTTTATCCCGGAAGAGCGGATAGAGGAAAAGGCTGCAGCGGAGCATGTGGATTATCGGAATCTATGTAAATCAGCGCATGTCTACGCTTGTGGGGATAGGGTAATAGATTACACCTTCATAGAGGAGTTTATCCTTTCTCTTGAGGAAAAATATGGCGTCACAGTAATGGAAGTGGGTTTCGACCGGTGGAATGCCCTGTCTACAGCACAAAAGCTTGAGAAAGAGGGGCTTCAAATGATAGAGCTTAAGCAGCATTCTTCTGTTTTACATCCGGCAACTAAGTTTTTGAGAGAAAAAATTTTGAAGAAGGAATTTGCTTATGAGAGTAATCCGCTTTTGGAGATTAACTTTCAGAATGCTAAGTGTGTTTATGACACAAACAAGAATCAGTATGTAAACAAGAAAAAGTCAAATGGCAAGGTAGATATGGTGGTTTCACTTATCAATGCCGTATGCCTATTGCAAAGAAGCGACACAGGCAATGACTTTGTAGCACAGGTTATTTAGGAGGATGGTATGTGGCCATTTAAAAGAAAAGCCGAGGAGATTAGAGCAGATACAGCTGCAGTATCTGGAGATGCACTGCTTAAAGCATTGGTGTCAGACCCGAAAATCAACAAAGAACAGGCAATGCAGATTCCTGCAGTATCTGCTTGTGTAAATTTGATTGCCGGAACGGTGGCTATGATTCCTTTTAGGCTTTATAAGGTGGATAATGACAAGATTAAGCTTTCTGAGGAAAGAGACGATCAGAGAGTTGGGCTTTTAAATATTGACCCGGGAGATACACTGGATGCTTTTCAGATGAAACGCTCACTCATCGAAGATTATCTGCTGGATGAGGGTGGGTATGCATATATTGAAAGAAGAGGGAACAAAGTAAAAAGCCTACGTTATGTGGACCCGTCAAATATTGGATTTAGCTATAATGCAGACCCGATATTTAAGGACTACAAATTCCTTGTAGGAGGTAAGCAGTACTATCCTCACGAATTTATTAAGCTACTAAGACGGACAAGAGATGGGCATAGAAGTATCAGCGTAGTAGAAGAGAACTCCGAACCTTTTTCTATTGCCTACCAGACGATGCGCTTTCAAAACAAAATGCTAAAAACCGGTGGTGCGAAGAAGGGCTTTGTGAAATCCCAGAAAAAGTTAAGTCAGGAAGCCCTGGACTTTTTAAAGAGTGCCTGGAAGCGGATGTTTTCAGAAGATGACTCTGAAAATGTGGTGATCTTGAATGATGGCTTGGAGTTCCAAGAAAGTTCTGCAACACCTGCGGAAATGCAGCTGCATGAGAACATTTCCTCTTCTACAAGGCAGATATGCCAGATTTTCGGCGTACCTTACCAACTAATCAGTCGTGACAGTACACCGTCCGAGGAGGACAGAATCATATTTCTACAATATTGCATTCAGCCGATTCTTTCAGAGATTGAGACGGCTTTAAATAGAGATTTCCTGCTTGAATCTGAAAAAGGAACTCTTAAATGGGCGGCGGATACATCAGAACTCACTAAGGCAGATGTATTAAAGCGCTACCAAGCCTACGAAATCGCAAGTAAGAATGGTTTTATGCAGATTGATGAAATCCGCTTCAAGGAAAATATGGAGCCTCTGGGACTAGACTTTGTAAAACTCGGCCTTCAAGACGTTCTGTATTATCCGAAGGAAAAAGTAACCTTTGTTCCAAACATGAACCAGGTAGGGGGAATCGAGATTGCAAAGGAAGACAGAAAAAGACTACTAAGAAAGGAGAAAGAAGAAAAGGATGAGAATTCAGATACGGAGTGATTCCGTAGAAATTGAAGGCTATGTAAACGCCGTAGGAAGAGATTCCAGACCTATGAAAGATAGAAGCACCGGAGAGCGATTTGTTGAACAAATTGTTCCCGGTGTTTTTACTAGGGCGCTTACAAGAAATGATGTGGAGCTCTTGCTAAACCATGACCAGGATAGAGTTCTCGGAAGTACAAAGACAAACCTTGAGCTTACTGAGGATTCAATCGGCCTGAAAGCGCGGGCTATAGTCACTGATAAAGAGGTGATTGAAAAAGCAAGATCAGGAAAGCTAAGAGGCTGGTCCTTTGGATTCTATGACAGAGATTCACGGAATGAGGATGTTAAAGAAGGCCTGAAGCGCCGCTATGTTGAGGATATGGACCTTAAAGAGGTCTCTATCATTGATGACAGGAAGCTTCCTTGTTACGAGGGCACATTAATTAGTGCCCGTGCAGATGAGGTTATTCAAGGAGAGGTCTTGGAAACCAGAGCAGAGATCACAGAAACTCCAAAGCTTGATAGCTATTGGGAAAGAATTAAACATTTAGGAAAGGATTAAAAGCATGAACAAAAAGATGAAAGCATTACAGGAACAGAGAAACGCAGCAGTTGAGGAATTAAAGGCGCTTACCGGAAAGGTAGAGGCCGAGGTTAGGGCTTTTACTGATGAAGAGAACGCAAAGTTCAATGAGTTAGAGAAGAAAGTAAAAGATTTAGATTCCTCTATCGAGATGCTGGAAAGAGCAGAAAAGTACGAGTTCAAGGAGCCGGCACAGGCTTCTGAGGACAAGGAAAAGGTGAATATGGAGGCAAAGGAGCTTAGAGCCTTTGAAAGCTATATCCGAGGAGTTGTTCTGGAGGAAAGAGCAGACAATCTTACTTCCGGAGACAATGGAGCTGTGATTCCTAAGTCTATCGCCAACAAAATCATCAAGAAAGTACATGACATTTCTCCGGTGTTTAGCAAGGCTACACGTTACAATGTGAAGGGAGAGTTAAACATTCCTTACTATCCGGCTGATTCTAAGGATATCCAGATGACTTATGTTGAGGAGTTTGTAGAGTTAGAGTCTTCTTCCGGAAAGTTCGGAACTATCTCCTTAAAGGGCTTCCTTGCTGGAGCTTTGACCAAGGTATCTAAGAGCCTTATCAATAACTCCAACTTCGACATTGTTTCTTTCGTAGTTGATGCTATGGCTGAAACAGTATCTCGTTGGGTAGAGGGGCAGCTTCTTAAGGGAACCACCGGCAAGGTTGACGGTATGATTAAGGGAATTACCCAGACTGTTAACACGAAGGCAGTAAATAAGGTAGATGCAGATGACCTTATTCAGCTGCAGGAATCTATCCCGGATGCTTATCAGGGAGAAGCTTGCTGGATTATGACTAAGAACACTAGAACAGCTATCCGTCAGTTAAAGGATAATAACGGTCAGTATATTCTTAATCAGGATGCAACTACTAAGTGGGGATACGTGCTATTTGGGAAGCCTGTTTATGCATCTGAAAATATGGATGAGGTGGCTACAGGGAAAAATGCCATCATCTATGGCGATTTATCCGGCCTTGGAGTTAAGCTTTCTGAGGAAATGGAAATTGAGGTCCTCAGAGAGAAGTTTGCTACCCAGCATGCGGTTGGTGTTGTTGCTTGGATGGAGTTTGATGCCAAGGTAGAAAATGCCCAGAAGCTTGCAAAGCTTACTGTGAAGTAAGAAATAGATCTGCGGAGGCGCACTTTGGGTAATGAGTAAAAGTTTAGTCAGAACCTAAAATGCGCCTAATGTTGGGCTCTGTGCACTCTGAAAGGGGGAGGAATGAAAGTAAGCGAACTTACGGAATCCGTTATTGCTAATTACTGCAGAATCATGGAGGAAGATGTTACAGAGAGCGAGAGAGTGTCTTTAGACGCTTTAAAGACTGCAGCTGTGAGTTATGTTATGTCTTATACAGGGCTGTCTTTAGAAGAGATAGATAACCACGAAGACATTTCTATAGCGGTTCTTACCTTGATTGCAGATATGTATGATAACCGCGCAATGACCGTAGACAAAAAAGAAGTCAATCGTACAGCAGAAATTATCCTCTCGATGCACTCTAAGAATTTGCTACCGGGAGGTGGACAAGATGGCCATTAATCCCGGAAGACTTAGAAAAGTGATAGGAGTTTATCGGTATATTGAAAAGGAAAACTCCGTAGGATCTACAATAAAGGTCTTAGAGAAAGTGAGAAGTCTGTATGGAGAAATCCGTCCGGTTAGAGGGAGTGAGTATACAGAGTATTACAAAGAGTATCATTCCCTATCTGTGAAAATCACTTTAAGGCATTGGTCTGATTTACGTCCTACAGATATTTTGGTGTATGGGAAGCGGCAATTTATTATTCAGTCTATTATTAATCCTTTAGAGATAAATTACATTGTAGAGTGTATGTGCGTAGAAAAGACGGAAAAGGAGATTGCCTATGGTTGATATTGATTATCACGGACTGGATAAGGATTTTCAGAGTATTATTGAAACTTTTCCGGATGAAGCAGAGAGATACCTTAGGCAGCAGGCCAAAGCTTGGAAGGATTCCTGTAATGAAAAGGGCTATAAGAATTATACAAAAGGGAAAAAGCCTATCGCAAAAAGCTGGAAAACAGAGTATGAGAGAGATTCTCTCTACAATGCGACAGCTGTTAGTGTAACGAATAAGAGTCCTTTATTTCATTTGCTGGAGAATGGCCATAGGAAATGGCTCTGGGGTGAAGACACCGGAGGATTTGTCCCCGGAAAGCACTATGCAGAGAAAACCAGAGAGGAATTTAAGGATAGCTTTGGAGAGGACACCGGAAAATTTGTTGAGAAGGCTATAAAGAGGCATAAACTATGATTGAGTTATTAGAAGTCAAGAAATCATGTAATAAGGCTCTGAGGGATGCCTTTCCAAAACTAAAAATCTACGGTACGGATGTGAGAGAGGGGATGGATCTGCCAAGCTTTTACACGGAGATAGTTCCATATACTTTGGATTATGAGTCCATTAATCTTGTAAGACAGAAATGTGGTTATAAGATTACACTTCTTGAAAAAACTCCAAATGAAGAATTTCAGCTTTCCGTGTTTGAAAAGATACGGAAAGTTTTCCATTTGAAAATCAAGATTAAGGAGAAACTGGTTACTGTAAGCTCTGTAGAATTTGATTATATTGGTGCTGAAAACAACATTTTTCAGATTACTGCACGCTTCGAGTGGTATGACACGATCGCAGAGCCAAAAGATGAAGAAACAGCAAAAGAGTTAGTTATGAGAGGAGTAGAAAATGAGTAAATTAAAATCTCCGGAAGTGAATATTAGCTTTATTGAGAAAGGAGAATCTGCAATCCAAAGAGGAGAGAGAGGGATTGTAGCCTTGGCTTTATCAGAAAAGACTAAGATGGAAGCTTTCACTGCATATTCCGTTACAGATATTCCTTCCGGATTAAGTGCACAAAATGCGCAATATGTTAAAGACGCCTTACAGGGCTATGAGGTAGCACCTAAAAAGGTTATCGTTTATGTAATGCAAGGAACTCCTGAGAAGCTTAATGCAGAGTATACGGCCATGCTGAAATACTTCGCGCAGACTAAGTTTGACTATTTAGCGATTCCTACAGTAAAGACTGATGGAAAGACTAATGAGGTAGTCACTTGGATTAAAAGCTTAAGAACAGAGCAGAAGTTAAAGCGGAAGGTCGTTCTTCCGGAAGTAGCCGGAGATAATGAGGGAATCATTAATGTAAGCGCAAGCTTGACAAGACCAGACGGTACGATCCTTACGCCGGAACAGGTAACCCCGAGAATTGCCGGCCTTATCTGCGGTACACCTTTGAGCATTTCTATTACTTATGCACCGCTGAAAGACTTTATTGACTGTCAAAGATTTACTAAGCAGGAAGCTGATGAGGCTGTAGGTGCCGGAAAGCTTATCTTTATGTATGACGGTGAAAAAGTAAAGGTTAACCGTGGAGTAAACTCCTTAAGCACTACCACAGAGGTAAAGGGAGATAGCTTTAAGAAGATTAAGATTGTGGAAATCATGGATATGATTTATGAGGATATCCGTAGAGCTTGGGAGGATACCTATGTTGGACGATATGCGAACACTTACGATAATAAGTGCTTGCTGATTACTGCCATTAATTCCTACTTTGCCGGGCTTGTACGGTCCAATCTTCTGTCTAAGGGAGAATGCTATATTGACATTGACGGGCAGCGTGAGTACTTAAAGCAGAAAGGTGTTGATGTAAATAATCTTTCTGAGCAAGCGGTAAAGGAAGAGAACACCGGCTCCAGAGTTTTCTTAAGAGCGAATATCTCTATCTTGGACGCTATGGAAGATATGGATTTGGAGATTTATTTGTAAGAAAGGAGACAGTATGGATGGTTTTGTATCTGATCAGGTTATCAATGGCACCTGGGGAGAACTCTGGGTGGACGATACTTATATGGCGGAGGTAATTTCTTTTAAGCTGGAAATTAATGCCAAGTATACCAATGTTCCAAGAACAAGAAAGCTTCTGGATGGCCAAAAGCTAACCGGAGTAGAGACAAAGGGAGAAGTTAAGCTGCATAAGATTTCTTCTTTCCTTGCGAAGAAGGTATCTGATGGTTTGAAGTCCGGAAAGGTTCCGAACTTCAAGATTATTTCTAAGCTTTCGGATCCGGCAGGCCTAGGAACGGAAAGAGTTGTGGCATATGGTTGTAAGTTTGACAAGGCAATCCTTGCGGATTGGGAACATGGAAAGAATGCGGAAGAGTCCTACAGCTTTACTTGTGAGGACTGGGACTTCATCGACACGATTTAGGAGGGATTATGGAGGAGTTTAAAAGTATATACAAGATACTTAGTATTCTCCATAAGTCTATGGATTTCGAGGACTGGGACAAGACTCTTTTGTCCCATGAATCCTTGAATCTTTCCTTTCCTAAGTGGTCAAGAATTATGAGTATGTTGCTTAAAGAAGGGTATATCTCCGGAGGAGAAGTGCTTGAAAGCTTCGGGGATATTTATCCCAGAATTAAGCTTACAAGACCGGAGATTACCTTAAAGGGCTTGGAGTATCTCGAGGAGAATAGCTTAATGAAGAAAGCGGCAAGACTGATTCAAGGGATTTCTAATATAGTGAAATAGGAGGAAACATGAGTTTAACACAGAAATTGTTACAAATTGATAGAGGGGAATTTCAGAAGGAAGAGTTCTTAGAGTTGAAAGCAAAACATCTAAGTAAGATTATGGGTGAAGATGTGACTCTTAAGTTTAGAGCCCTTTCCGGAAAGGAGTATACTTCCCTTGCTTCCGCCTTAATGGGACCTAAGGGGACAGTTGATTACTCTAAAGCTTATGATGTGAGCGCATTGGTGCTTTGCGAAGCTTTAGTGGAGCCAAGCCTTAAAGATAGCGGATTACAGAAGCATTTTGGAGTAGCCAGTCCTAAGGACCTGGCTTTTTTATTTTTCCCCGGAAAAGAATTATCCACTCTTTCGGACAAGGTTACGGCTTTCTCCGGATTTGCGGAAGAGGATGAAGTTAAAGAAGTAAAAAACTAGTAGAGTCCGATGGTGAAACGAATGCCATGTTTTGGCTTTTTAGATTACATCACTGGAAACCGTCGGACTTTTTTGAACTTGGCTATGGAGAGAAGCAGATAGTCTATGCGTTCCTCCAGTTGGAAATTGAGCAGAGGAAAAAGGAATGGCAAATAGAACAGTAGACGTAACGCTGAGACTGGTAGACAAATTTACCGGAGGATTTCAAAAGTCTCTTTCAGTTCTCACGGCCATGGACAAGAAAACCTTCAAGATAGCAGGGAACCTACAAAGCACCGGCGACTCCATAGCTAAAGCCGGTGCAGCTATGACCGCTGCGGTTACGGTGCCTATTGCCGGTGCAGGAGTTGCGGCAGTAAAGACGGCAGCAGATTTTGAAAGCTCCATGAGCGCTGTAAAAGCTATTATGGGGCAAAAATGGGACGATGCTCTTGTTGATCAGGCGAAGCATTTGGGGGCTACAACTGCATGGACAGCAAGAGAGGTTGGAGAGGCTATGCAGTATACCGCTATGGCCGGATGGGATGCTAAGCAGAACATGGAAGGTTTAGATGGTATTCTTTCCGCTGCGAGTGCAGGAGGAGTAGGTTTAGCGGAATCTACGGATATCGTGGTTGGGGCTTTGGCCGGATTTGGAGAGGGAGCAGACCGAGCTTCAAGATATGCAGATGTCATGACAGCGACATTCACGAATACAAAAACAGATATGCTAGGTCTTGGAGAGACATATCAGTATGTAGGATCCATTGCTGGTACTCTGGGGTATGATTTTGCAGAGGTAAATACCGCTATCGGTATTATGGGAAATCAGTCTATTGTAGGATCTCAAGCTGGTACTACGCTTAGAACAGCTCTGCTAAACATGACCGGAGATTCTAAAGAAGTGAAATCTGCAATGAAGGATCTCGGTATTTCTATGGCCAACGAAGATGGCACAATGAAATCCTTCTCAGAGATGATACACAGCCTAAAAAGTGGATTCTCAGGACTTACTGAGGAGGGAAAGCTCTACTATGCCAATCAGATTTTCGGAAAAACAGCTACAGCCGGAATGCTTGCGGTTATCAATTCTACAGATGAGGCCTATGATAGCTTGGAGAAAAGCATAAAAAATTCAAATGGTGCAGCAGGCGAAATGGCAAAAGAGCGCTTAGAGAACCTTAATGGACAGCTAACGCGCTTAGGGTCTGCTATAGAAGCTATATCCATACGAATTGGAGATTTTGTGCTTCCTTACTTAAAACAATTTGTAGAGTGGGCGCAAAAACTTTCGGACAAACTAAATGGGATGAGTGATGAACAACTTAAGGCTATTTTAAAGAACGTAGCTATGGTGGCCAGTATAGGTCCCATGTTAATAGTGTTCGGAAAGCTGATAGGTATCGTCGGCACTGTGATTAAAGTATTTATGGCAGTATCTAAAGCAGGGGGCTTGATATCGGTGATTACCGGCCCCGTCGGCCTGGTAATTGCGGCGATAGCTGTACTTGTTGGGATTGTTCTTTTGGTAAGGAAAAATTTTGACACCTTTAAGCAGTCTCTTAGCCGTTTTAGTCCGGTGTTCGATAGGATTAAGGCACATATCCATAGTATAAAAGAGACTTTTACAACTTTTCTGGAATCCACAAAGGGTCCAAGAGAAGCGCTGGCCAAGTTTTTTGAGCAGACTTTGGTTAGGGCTATTGGAACTGCTATCGGAGTAATTTCCTCTATAGTTGGGATTGTTGTAGGCGTTGTGGACGGAGTTATCAAGGTGCTAACCGGCATTATAACCTTCATAACAGGAGTATTTACAGGAGATTGGAGTAAGGCGTGGGAAGGCCTAAAAATGATAGTAAACGGAATAGCTACAGCTATAGGCTCTTTCTTCCACGGCGTATTAGACGGTATCCTTGGAATTGTCCAAAATATTATTGATACGGTGGCCAGTATTAAACTTCCGGAACTTCCTGCAACTGATCACACCGGTAGAACCATCGGAACGCTTCCGAAGATGGCAAGCGGAACAGATAACTGGGTGGGAGGTCTTGTTCAAGTTAGTGAACGAGGAGGAGAAATATTAGACCTTCCTCGGGGTACAAGAATCTATCCTCATGACAAGTCTGTGGCTATGGCCAGAGCAGAGGGGGCAAGAAGCAATTCTATTTCTGTGAATGTTACAGGGAATAGCTTTACAGTAAGAGAAGAAGCGGATATCAATAAGATTGGCGAAGCTATAGCTAGGAAACTATCTATGGCTGCAAGTAATAGAGGAGGGTGGACATTTAGTGGAAATATGGCTTAATAGCATTTCAATCCCTGTACTGCCTTCCGAGTACAAGGTACAAAGTAAACAGAATAATCAAACAGAAAATATTATAGGGATAGGGGAAATATCTCTTAAAGGAAAGAGGGGCTTACGATCAGTGTCGTTTAGCTCCTTTTTTCCTTTTCGGAAGGATTCCTCATATTGTAGGAAAGGGCGGATTTTAAAGCCTTTACAATATGTAAACGCTATTGAACGGATGAAACAGCTAGGAACTGTCAAGCTAATAATTACAGGGAGCCCTGTCAGAATGACCTGCACGATAGAATCTTTTGAATGGGGAGAAAATGATGGTACCGGAGATATATTTTACACTCTAAGCCTTAAAGAATACCGCTATGTAAATGCTACACAGTCTAGTGTTATCCAGGATAATGCCGGAGGGGAAAGTGCCTCTGCAGCAGTACACGGAAACCAAGAAACGGCACGCACAGAGCCTAAGGTTAACACACAAGAATATATAGTGAAAAAGGGGGATACGCTTACTTCTATCGCAAAGCGCCTGACAGGATCATCTAACTGGAAAGCAATTTATAGTGCTAATCGCTCAGTGATAGGAGGAAATCCCAACAGAATTAAGACAGGGCAGAAACTTATTATCCCGGGAGGTTAAGAATGACGGTAACACTAATAAAAGATAGTGGGCAGTATTCTATTCCAGTGTCTAAGGTTGAGTGGAGCGGCTCAGCAAGTCAGGCCTCCCGAGAATTGTCATTTGATCTAATTAATGCTCCTAATGACAGTTTTGACATACCGAAGGTATCTACCGGAGATTTTGTAAGCTTCTCTTACAACGGTGAAGAAGTGTTCTATGGGCAGATATTTGGAGTAGAACGGAGCTCTAATATAGGTACTATTACCTATACAGCCTATGACATGATGAAAAATCTTTTGGAGAGTACAGGACAGTATAATTTCAAGAATCTAACAGCGGAGGGGATAGCAAAGCAAGTTCTTGATGATATGCAGATTCCGATTAGGCATTTGCATCCTACCGGCGTGAACATCCCTTCTTTACTTTGTGATGACAAAGGTATTTATGAAATTATCATGGGAGCCTATACCAAAGCTCACCAGGTAACAAGGGATAAGTATTTCCCAATGATTTATAAAAGGGGATTTGCAGTCTACAAGACAGAGTGGAGCGTAAAGAACTTTATCCTATCTGAAACGGATAACCTTATGTCGGCCAGTCTTACGGAGACCATGGAAAACATTGTGAATCGGATAAAGATCTATGATGAAAAAGGAAATCAGATAGGAGAGCTGAAAGACGATAATTCCATAAAGAAGTACGGAGTATTTCAAAAGATATTTAAGAAAGAGGAGAAGGATACAGCGCAATCGGCCAACGCACTTATGAATGTATCTCCTAAGCAGGAGATAAAGATTAGTGCTATAGGAGATATCAACTGTTTAAGCTGCTACTTTGTAGATATCAAGGATTCTGCTACCGGGCTTAATGGTAAGTACTGGATAAGCGCAGATAGACATAGCTTTGATGGGGAAGTGTACACAATGGACCTCGATTTACGTTTCGATTCCGTTATGGATGAAAAAAAGTTTGAGGACAGGAAAGAAGAAAAGAGAGAAGAAGAGAAGAAAGGGGCTGATAAAAGTGTGGGAAAGCGAGCTGGCAAATCTACTTCCAAGAGAGGAAGTGGCAAGGGAGTTAAAGTTAGCGACAATGACAAGTCCAAATTCTTTAAAACTGGGAAAATTGGAGTTACAGAAGGAGGATATACTGCTAAGCCAACATTTATTAAACCCATTGTGCGTAAAAGTTAAAACGCAATCCCCTAATGGGGGAGGCGCTTGTTCTGACAATAGTACGTACTTAGAGCCATTAAAGGCTGGTGATTTAGTTCTTGTATATCAGCTTTCAGACTCTAAATTCGTAGTGATTGATAAGGTGGTGAATCCATGAGCCTTTTACCTTCTTTTTATGATGTCAAGGATAGAAAGAGCATAAATGAATATTTCCCCAGAGAGTATGAGATAGATTTTGTAGAAAATCGCCTTACCGGCCGGATTGTGGAAGGATTAGACGCAATTCGTGTTTGGGTTTGGTGCTGTATCCACACAGAGCGATTTCGCTATGCCCTATACTCCTGGCAATACGGAGTGTCACTCGAAAAATATCTTGGACAAACTACCACAGAAGAGTATCTGGAGGTTGATAGTCAAGCAGAGATAGAGGAAGCCTTGAAAATTCATCCTTATATCACCGGAATAGATGATTTCCAAGTAAGTAAGAACGGAACAAAGCTAAAAATCAAGCTTACAGTAAAGACTAAGCTAGGAAAGATTGAGGTATCTGAGAATGTATGAGAATCAAACAATGGAAACCATACTTGGGAGAATGCTCTCCAGAGTTGAGGGAGATATTGATAAGCAAGAAGGCTCTTTGCTGCATACTTCTAATGCTTTAACGGCCATTGAGCTATCTACCCTCTATACAGAGCTTGACTGGATGCTTAGACAAGCATTTACAGATACTGCAGATAGAGAGTTTGTAATTATGAGGGCAAAGGATCGAGGAATTATTCCGGAACCGGCCACAAAAGCGATACTTAAAGTTACATCTACACCGTCAGAGGTTGAAATCCCTATTGGGGAGCGTTTTACAGGAGACGCAGCGAATTACAAAGTGATAGAGAAGATTTCTTCCGGATCCTATAAGGTTGAGTGCGAAGAGTCTGGCACAGTAGGAAACAGAGCCTATGGAAAAATTATACCTATCGGATATATAGAAAAACTGGAAGAAGTGAATATCTCAGAACTCCTTATTCCAGGAGAAGACGAGGAAAGTACAGACAGCTTAAGAGAACGGTTCTTTAACTCCTATAAGTCTGTATCCTTTGGCGGAAATAGGGATGATTATATCGAAAAGGTGCTAGCTATTCAGGGAGTAGGCGCTTGTAGAGTGAATAGGTCTCTTCCCTACGGAGTGTCTCCTTCAGACATTGAGCTTCCTGAAGGTTTCGATGATTTTACTGCCAATATTGATGGCCGTTATTTTGAGATACAGGCTTGGATGATGACGGTGGGAGCGCTCATTAAAGAAAAAAAGCTGTCTGCAGGAGGAACGGTGGAAGTTAAAGTTCTGGACACAACTTATTCAAAGGCAAGTGCGGAATTAATTAAGCTGGTACAGGAGAAGATAGATCCTAGCCCTTCGGGAGAAGGGTATGGACTGGCTCCAATAGGTCACGGTGTAAGCGTAGGAACTCCGGAGGAAAAAATCATAAATATATCCGGAAGGTTCACATTTTCCAGCGGATATAGCTTTGCAGCTTTGTCCAGCCAGATAAGGGAAGCTGTAGAGAAATATATGCTGGAGCTTAGAAAGGCGTGGCAGAAGGAAAACGCCATTATAAGACATGTGCAGATTACATCAAGGCTGCTTGCTGTTGAAGGAATCGTGGATATAAAGGAAACAAGGATCAATGGAAGCAAAGATAATCTTACTTTATCAGCTAGCTATATCCCTGTTCTTGGAACTGTTTCGGAGGGATAAATGGAAAACGTTGAATTATTGGTTAACCTACCGGATTTCCTCAAGGAGTTAAAAGATTTCCAAGCGATAGGACAGAGTGAAAATCCGGAATTCACTCTAGCTTGGGAACGGCTTGATACGTGGCTGAAAGACAGATTTATTTCCTCTATGACAGAGGAAGGACTGTCTGAAATGGAAAAGTATCTCCACATTAGACCCCTGGATAGTGATAGCCCTGACGATAGACGGCAAAGACTTCTTGCTGTAGAGAATAAGGCGCTTCCCTACACTTTAAGGAAGCTTAAAGAGGTTCTGGCCAATGCCTGTGGCGAAGGCAATACAGATGTGGAAATCAATAACTTTGCTGTATCAATTCCGGTTAAGCTTGCAAGCCTTCGCTCACTTGACTTTATAAGGGAGACAGTGGAACAAATGCTTCCGATGAATATGGTATATGAGATAAGTGTTATCTATAACCGGTGGGAAAATTTCACAAAGAAAACTTGGGGAGATATGAAGCCGTATACTTGGGAGAGTGCCTACCAAAATGAGAAATGGCAGAAAGGAGCATAATGACGCAAACAAGAAATCTAAAGCTAAATAAGCCTGATAAGACGGATTTTATTGACATTGCTAAACTGAATGAAAATATGGATATCCTGGATGAAGTAACAGGAAGAGTGGCAACGATCACGAACACGAAAGAAGTCATTGTAATACTTCCTTCTGGGAACTGGTCCTCTTCTGCACCATATAGCCAAAAGGTATCTGTCCCAACAGCCAAGGCCACAGACTCGGTATCTATGGGGAAGGCGCACACTAAGACATCCAGCCCCGCCGATATAGAGACTTATGATGAGATGGCGGGGCTGATTACCAGCGCAGAGGTTACAGACGGTTATGTGACCTTCTACTGTGCAGCAGAAAAGCCTACGAAAGAATTTAAAGTAAAACTAAAGGGGGTGAGTAAGTAATGAGTGAGGTTTTTATACCACTTGGTGGCGCTGGAGGCAAAAACAGAGGAACGGCAGCAGTCCTGGGAGACAGCACACCTTTCTCAAATGCGGGCGCGGTAATGAGCCTTCCGCTTCCTGCCGGAAACTATAAGAAATCCGTAAGCAATCCACGGACAAACTACGGAGACGGGAAAAATTCAGAAGTAACCATCTCCAAGGAGCTACTTAAAAAGATGGCTATAGAAGCCTTTGGAATCGCCTCTATCACAAATTTTAGGGCGACCATGTATGCACACAAGCAAGTCCGGCTTACATGGTCTCGCCCAACTAGGGGCTTGTGGAGCGGTGTGCATTTCGCGTTTAAGTACAATAGCATGCCAGACGGAATCTATGACGGATTTACATTTTGGGATAGTGCAGACGTACATTATGAGACACGCCCATTACAGGAAGGACTGCTATATATTCGTGCTTACAGCTATGTAGAAACGAACCAAGGCAGATGGTACGACTATGACGGCACTCCTGTGTATACAACTATCCAAGTAACCGGCATTAGCGGCTCTGTAACCTTCGGAGCAGGGGCAGGAACTTGGACTGTTCCGGCGAATGTTTATAAAATCCGATACATCCTTGTTGGGCATGGTGGACGAGGTGGTGGCGTTGCATCTGTGGGAGCAGCGGGAGGTGGTGGGGGTGGATACTTCACTACCGGATATATGGATGTTACTCCTGGGCAGTCAATTCCGTGGGTCGTTCCTGTTGTTAATTCCTTTGTTTACAATAATGGTTATGGGTTTAATGCAGGGTTTAATACAAAGTTAGGGAATGTATCAGTCGAGTGCGGAAGAGCATCGAATAACGATGCAAGTTATGATGCCCCATCTGAGGGCGGAAACGGCGGTTCCGGAGGAGGAGGGTCTTTCCTAAACGGGGGAGGAACTGGTGCCCCCGGTGGTTCAAACGGTTCGGATGGCGTTCAAGGAAGCAATACTTCGAGACGATACCCGGAGAGCTATGCCAGAGGAGGGACTGGACAGCACACAAGTACGCTAGGTTTTAATGGTGTTCTTTACTCCGGCGGTGGCGGCGGTGGAGGTGCAGATGGCGGAGCCGGCGGAGGTGGAAACGGTTGGAAATACGATAAAAACCAACGCTTTCAAATTGGGGCTGATGGAACTGATGGACTTGGCGGAGGCGGAGGCGGCGGTAGAGACAGAAAGTCATATGGCGGAAAAGGCGGTACTGGCTGTATCTACATTGCTTGGGGTTCAGCCATGAATGACGGAAGCTAAAGCTACTAGCTGAATATTGTGCATGAAAGGGATTCCTTATTGGAGTTCCTTTTTTAATTTCACCCAAAAGGAAGGAGGAAAAATGAAGAGGGAGTTTGCGTTGATTTTGCCAAATCCCACAACTGAGGAGCATGAAGGAAAGACAGTTACCATCTTTGAAAATCCTACTGATGCGAACATGGTTGCCAAAGCTATTTATGGCGAAACCGCCTATGCAGTGGAGTCTACCATGTGGGACATTAGGGAACCTTTCATTTATAGGGACGGAGCTTTCTACAATGTGGAAGAAAAGGCAAAGGAAAATGAAAAAGGTGAGGTCGAATTTGTCCGGCTTGAGGAAAAACTTGCTGAGAGAATCCTCACACCGACAGAGGAAATCCAAGAGCTTAAGCAGCAGAATCAGGAATTGAGGAGTGTTGTTGATACTCTGCTTCTGGAAAGTTTAGGAGGTGCGTAATGTATGAAACACTTTTGCGACTTGCGACTGAGGGAGTTCTTAGTAAGGCCTTGCTAGATAGAGCCGTTGCTAAGAAGTGGATCAGCAAGGAACAGGAAAATGAAATTCTGCGTATTGTTGCAGAGAAAGGGGCAGAAAATGGATGATAGATTTTAACGCGTTTTTTAGCCTAGTGGACTTTGGAGTCATTATCCAGTCGCTAGGTTGGCTTTTTCTTGGGACAATCACCCTAATTGAAAAATTCGCTCCGAAAGATAAGAAGCCATGGACGGCAATCCTTACCTTTATCGGGAAAATCCTTACCAGAGAGTTTGCAGAATCTCAGAAAGCCTTAGTTGACCGGGTTGAAGTATTGAGCGACAAGATTGAAGCAGTTGCGGAGTCCGTTGAAGAGACAAGGGCTATCGCTGCAAGGGTAAGGATTCTTCGCTTTGGGGATGAACTGCTAGAGGGTAGACTTCATAGCAAAGACACTTTCGACCAGGCACTACTTGACATAGATAATTACGAGCGATACTGCAAAAGTCACGAAAATTTTAAAAATCACATTACGGAGGAGACTGTTGCTTTCATTCAAGAGAAGTATAGAGAACGGCTCCGTAATAACTCTTTTACAAGGTAGTAAAACATTCCTTGATATACGTCTAAATAATACGTATTATAGATTCTGTAAGGAGGGCGTATATGCAAAAGGTTTTCTATCCTTGTGAGATCTCGCAAGATGAAGAGGGTTATCAGGTACAGTTTACCGACTTTCCGGAAGGATTCACTGATGGAGATAGTCTGGAAGAAGCAATTACAAATGCAAGAGATTTACTGGGGGCGTTACTGTTTTCCTATTTAAAGCATGGGAAAGACTTACCTAGTGCCACGGTTCCAGAGGATTCTTCAAAGAATGTTTATTTCATTGAAGCTTGGCCAGACTTGATTAGGGATGCTGTGCTGCAGCGAGGCATAAAAGAATATTGTGGCTTATAGGAATCGCTCCTAAAGGTATCAAGATAGCGTAGGGTTTGCCCCCACGCTATTTTTATTTTTACAAATAAGAAAGAGAGGAAAACAAAATGGATTTTGGAATTGGAAGCGTAGTAGCAATCACAGTGATTACATACCTTATCGGTATGGGGTGCAAGTCTGTAGAGAAACTGGATAACAAGTTTATCCCTGTAATTTGCGGACTTGTTGGAGCAGTCC